TCTTTTGAAGTTCTTTTTCCATAGCCTAGCTCCTTCATAATATTCATTCGTTGTTCATCACTATATCTAGACCATTCGCTGATCTGTTCTATGGTTCTACCACAGCCTTCGCATACCTTTGTATACGTATTTATTCTGCATACAGATATACAAGGTGTAGTGTACATTATTTTTTAGATTTCTTTTCCCATTTACCATCCCACACATAGAAGATGTGAGCACCAATTACTTTGCTCACTTCCATGTATTGATTCCAGTCTGGATTTACATACGTAGCATGATAAAAGGTTGCCCCCTGAGTTGGGTCTACAACGTTACCAATCATAACATCTCGTGCTACAATTGCAGCTCTTTTAAATGCTACAGGATCATTTGGGGTTTGATCCTTCTCTAGCCATGTCCAGCTAAATTGTTTTGGTTCATACACAACAGAACAAATATCATTTGGCCAGTTACTATGAGCTACACGATTCAATGTAACTTGCGCGACTGCTATTTGTCCTTCAATTGGTTCACTGCGAGATTCGTAGTATATGTTCTTTGCCATACACTCAACCTCTTTGGCATCCAGTTCTGGGCCATAGCCATTGAGAACTGTTGCCAGGATTGCTCCTAACACCATGGCGTTTATTACTCCGCTCAGTATGAATATTATTTTTTTCATTCATTTGCCTCTGAATACATCATAGCAAAGTTATCATAATTTGTACATAGTATATATAGAGAGATATAAATAACGTTTGTGAGTGTGATCTTTTTGTTACTGTATAAATTATGAAAACAGGAGACAAATTATGGATCATATAGAAAAGTGTAGCCTTATGGCTAAGCTTGCAGGCATTGCCTATGAGGATGGACCTGAAGCAAAACCAAAATACCGCAAACTAGGATTTACAAAGCATCAATTCTTTGAGCATGATGGAGCACAATGTCATGCAGTTGTCAATAAGAATATGTACGTTCTCTGTTTTAGAGGAACAGAGCCAAAAGAATTTTCAGATATTAAAGCAGATCTAAACGCTTGGCCAGATAAGGCTCAAGCAGGTGGTCGTGTACATAACGGATTTCAAAACGAAACCGAAAAACTTTGGGATGCTATTGTAGCTCACAAAGAAAAACATTTCATTTTAAAAACACAAGAGTTCTTTATTTGTGGACATTCACTCGGTGGTGCAATGGCTACTGTAGCAGCATCACGTTTTGATGACGTCGATGCTTTGTTCACATATGGATCCCCACGTGTAGGATCTAAAAAGTTTGTAAAGGCTATTACATGTCCTCATTACAGACATGTGAATAATAACGATATTGTTCCAAAAGTTCCGTTTGCATGGATGGGATATAGACACCACGGTACACTACGTTATATTAACTTCCATGGCAATATTCGTAAGATGACTAAATGGCAAAGAATTAAAGATGGCTGGAGAGGTCGTCGTGCTGCATGGAAAAACGGAAGTAAGTTTGATGGTGCAACAGATCATGGAATGATGAATTACATAACATACACGGAGCAAAATGATGGATGAAGATAAAAAGAATTCAGTAGACTTAGTAGATCACCCAGAGGGAAAGTTCGAATTAGCTATACGAATTCTAGGTAATGAAGTATTAGGATTACAAATGAAGGTCGATGACTTTAAAATGAAATGGTTACTCATTGGCATATTTGCTATTGGTGTACTAATGTGGGTAATGACGTTGTTTGGACCAGCTTTAGTTGACACTTATGGAGGATTATAGTGGAATATAAATGCAAAGTAATTAAAGTCGTTGATGGTGATACTGTTGATGTAGATATTGAACTAGGCTTTGGTATCGTGCTCACAGATGAGCGTGTGCGGGTTATGGGTATTGATACTCCTGAATCACGCACATCTGATAAGGTTGAAGATCTATTCGGTGAAGCAGCCAAGAAACGTGTCAAAGAACTTATGGAGAGCGATGTTATTCTCATCACTCAAGAGGATAAACATGGTGAGGATATGAAAGGCAAGTTTGGACGTATCCTGGGTGACTTCTATGTTGAACGCTATGAAGGCAAACGTGAAAAATTAACTGAAGTTATGATTGATGAAGGACATTGTGTACCATACTTTGGTGGTTCAAAAGAAGAAGTACAAGCTCAACATATGGTCAATAGGAAAAGACTATTGAGTGAAGGTATTGTATCACAAGAAGATTATGATGCAGCCGTAGCAAAGATGGCTGACAAATGATAGAGAGATTGTTTGACGACACACTATGGATCTATACTAGTATCCTTGGTGCTGTTGCTGGTGCAGCATTCTTGGCATATTTCAAAGAGACGAAGGCAGGACTTTGGGCATATGCAAAGCTGGATCAGACTTTAGATTATCTGGTGGAACGCTTTGGATGGACATGGTTAGAACAACCAGAAGATGCATGGCGTAAAAAATATCCAAAAATCACAAAGAAGATCGATGAGATCGAAAGGAGATTAGATGAACTGGATAAAAAATAGACTGAAGGAAAGAACAAGTCTAGACGGTGCTGCACTCATGGTGCTTGGTGGTCTAGTTTTGTTTATGGCTCCACTCGCTAAGATTGCTGCAGGTGTAGCAATTGTATATGGTGCTTGGACATTGTGGAAGGGCGAATAAATGGCAGCTGCAAAGACACTAGAACCTGATTCCATATTTGCACATCTCGATGCAGATGGTGATGGGATCATTACTGACGAAGAGATGGCTCGCGCAAAAGAGATTGCCGAGTTTGAACACAAAAAGAATATGCAGGAAAATGAAGATAAGAAAGAAGATCAAATACGCGCTATGGCTTGGTTTGCTCTCTGGGGTATGCTTCTATATCCAGTTACAATCATTGTCACTTCTTTGATAGGACAAGAAACTGCAGCGCAATTGGTGAGTGACATTGCACCCACCTATTTTGTTGCTATTGCTGGTTTAGTTGCAGCATTCTTTGGTGCTCAAGCTTACTCAAAGGGAAAAGCGCCTGAAGCTAAAAAATAACTAAACACCAAGAATACGACGGACGGCAACTAGGTCGTCCGTCATGATAGACCCACCCTGATTGATATGGTCTACAATTTGTTCAAAATAGAATTGAGAATCAGGTTCATCTTCCAAAGCACGAACACATGTTTTAAAGAAGTTACGAAGACGCATGTCTGTCGTACCATTATCTAATGCAGCAGGTTTCCACTTACCAACGCGTTGATTACTCATATTCATTCCTCCATAATATATGTTAGTATTCTATACTAAATCAAAAGGAATGTAAACAGTTAATTAACTGCTTCTAGCTTTTTTATTCCCAGTGCCCAATTTTCTGCAGCATCTTCTACGTAGCGCATAGACTTGTTAGGAAAATCTTCTGTAAAAAACATTTTACCATTATTATCAAAGTATTTAATATAAGCATACTCTTCTTTAAAATCAAAATGAATTTCACAGTAACCTTCATCATAATCTGACCAGTAAGTAGAAATCTTCTTGCCCATTATTCCTCCACAAAATTTGTAATAGCTGGATAAATTCTTCCTATGGCTTTAGCTATTTCTCTGGCCAATCCCATATGTTCTTTTTGTGTCCCATTTGCAGAACGCAGCTCGATATAATGTATCCAAGAGCGAATGGTACCATTAACATAGAGCCGAGAAACTGTGTTGCCTTCTGGCAAGATTGCTCGGGCTTGTTCTTTTGCAATTCCTCGTTCGATTGCTTCATTATAGATCCTTTTTACTTGGTCAATAATCAAATTTTGTTGAGCGTACCACCAAGCTCGTAATTCTGAATCATCAACATCAATACTATTTTGACGATTCTTAGTGTCCTGCAGACGTGCTTCTCTTAGAATAAAATCATTATCAAGATCATTAATATTAGCATACCGCTGAGAAAACTCTTGAAATGAAAACGATCGGTGGCGGAGAAGCTGCCTTGCGATGTCTCTTGTCGTTTCGATTTCGATGCAGGCTGATGCCATTTCAAATGGTGACCAGTGTTTGTGCTTGATGAGATAGTCAAGTAACTTTGCTGTTGTTTTGGTGTTAGCCTGGTTCGATGGATTGGAGACACGGGCTGCATACGCGATGAGGTCTTGGATGTTGTCGAGTCCCATAATTCCCGGTTCACCTGAGTGTACATGGGGAAAAGGTTGTGAGTATGAGATGAGACGTGCATGCATTATTTACCTTGACCTCGATATTTTTTAAAAGAACTTTTTTTGCTTTTATTCATGGAAGACGTTTTTACGTTTCCATTACCAATAGATGTTTTTTTATTGCCTTTTGCCATTAGTGTAAATATCCTTTTTCAATTGTTGCAATATCATTTTTTAAATCGTACATAGCATCTACTATTTTATTATAGTCTTCTTCAGATAATGATGTTTTATATAAACTAAATCCTATTGTTGTCATAATAGCTGCTACCATTAAAACATCAAAGTTTTCTAGTAGCTCATTAGTTAGCGAAATATATTCTTCATAAACAGCTTCAAATTCTTCTTCATCATATTCCATATTATTGTTCATCTCTTGGAATATAAATGCAATCCATAGCTTGATTAGCATCTGTCAATAAAACTTGAGCTTCGCTTCTTGCTTTATTACAATCTAATTCTCTGTAAAACGTTCCGAGGTGATAGTATTCTACACCACCGCCAGCAACTAATTTTAACCATATGAGTAACCACATGTTGCCTCCTATATTTTAAAGTCTTTAAATCTTTCATTAACCTGAGACTTATCAAATGCCGGTGTATCATCAATAAGGTTGTCTTGTGGATTATCGATGTCGAACAGTCTCATTCTAGATCTATCTATACCTACCGCAAAACGTTTTTTATGATTAGGATCATTATATCTGTTTTTAAGTTGTTTAACCATAATCTGACCTAATGCCTCTAATTCTTCAGAACTTACGAGAGCAAACATGAGATCTGCTGTAGCTGGTAGACCAAACGACTCTGATGTATCCTCTAACCCAGGATCTGACGAACTATAACCACTACGCGTTGTCTGAGTCGCCGATACGATCGGTACATCAAACTCGACCGCAAGGCCTCTGAGTTCTTCCGCAATCGCCTTAATATAAGTGTAAGAGTTAATAGCACCTCCCATACCTTTCATTCTACTTGATGCACAGATATTCAGATAGTCAATGAATATCATATCAGGTACAAAGTTCTTTTTCAGTTTTAGTTCATTTAATAGTGCACGGAAGTGACCAGTGTGAGCTGAACCAGTAGGATACTCTTTAATGATAAGCTTACCATTAGTGCGAGAAGCAATTTCGTCTACCTTTGATGTCAGCATATCTTTCGTGATATTCTGCAATTGATCTAATGGGATATTTAATAGGTTAGCATCAATGCGTTCAGCAATACGTTCCTCTGCCATTTCCATTGTAATGTACAAAACGTTTCTACCTTGTACCAATACATTACCAGCACAGTGACACATAAACAATGACTTACCAACACCAGTGCCAGCTAGTGCAATATTTAGGGTTTTGTTAGGTAAACCACCTTTAGTAATTTGATTGAAAAAATCAATGTCAAACGGAATACGTTCTTCATCTTCATGATAGAATTCATAACGCTCATTGACGTTCTCAATATAGTCGTGACCAATATTCGTATCAAATGAGACAGCAAGTGCTTTTGATAATAGATCGGGTAAAGCATTCTTTGTAAGTGACTTATGCTTACCATCAATGATAGAGATAGACTCCATAATTGCGTTATGAATTGCACGGTCTTGGCACCACTTTTCAGTAGTATCTTCTAACCACTTTTCATCAGACGTCTCTTGTACAAAGATATTAGGCAGAATCTCCATAGCTGCCTGGTACTGATCGTCATTGAACTTATCGCTATTGTCAATCTCAATCTTAAATGCATCAAGGTTAGGCAGCTTATTGTACTTAGCAACAAACTTACCAGCCTCTTTGAATAGTTGATTATAGACACCTTGAAAATATTCAGGCTTTATAAATGGTAGAACCTTGCGCATGTAAGTTTCGTTTGTAAGTACATTACGAAGAATAACTTGTTCTACGTTACTCATTCATTCTCCATTTTATTAAGATTATCAATCATGATGCTTTCTAATATTTTACCAGCAAACCATTGTAGGTCAGTATTATCTGGAGTTAGATCAGGATCGGGTGATGAATGTAGAGTAAAATCAAACTTAAGACTATCTTCCTTTTCATCTATTTTAATATTACCAAAGCTTATAATAGATTCAATAAATTCACCTTCCTTGATTCGAATATGCCAATGATCATCATCACCCGGTGTCAGCTCAAACTCTTTATTTTCATGAAACATGCCTGGTATTTTAACCATAATCTTCCTCCACAATCTCATCCATTGATACTTGATCTTTATGCCCAATAGTATATTGTTTCTTTATAAACTCTTTAAAATCTGTGTTTGTAAAAATAGGTTCCCAAAAGTCATGCTCTAAAGTTTGATCATGCCTAACTTTGCTACCAATTTCACCTGTCTCCATATCAACCGCTGCATACCATCCATTCGAAGGCTTAGTAACGTACCCACCAGCAAGAGCCACGTCAAGCAGGCCAGAATAACTGCGAACACCACCGTCCCAGGAAACA